GACTAAACTTCATGTCTGAGTTGATGTCAAGAGTTAGTGGTGGTCATGGCAACAACTTCGCATCTGCTACCGAAGGGGAATTGAGAGGTTATTCTTACGGAGATACTAGTAATTCAAGGTATATCGAATTTTCTACAGAATCTACTGGTAACTGGTCTACTAGTAATATCACTGGTGATGGATGGAAGAAATCATTATCAACTAAATGGAACTTTGGATACCACGGAAATGGTAACAACGTAACCCAGCAGTGGATGAAATTTACCCACAACACTGGCGCTTATATCTCAACATTCAACCAGATTGATGTTGCTTCTGGTGAAGAGAACATGGAGATGGGTCAGGATTGGGGTTATATGATTGGTAACTACTCTGGTTCTGGTGGTTCTGGTAACGCACGTCAGAACAATAGATCAATGAAGTTCTTCCATGCAACCGATGCTATGGCAATGTGTGGATTCAAGACAGAACCAAAAGGACACCAGGGACAATCCTCTGGTGCGTGCCACAGCGCAGCATTTACTGTAACCGCTACTAGATATCAGTGATCCAATGAAGAAATCAAATTTTATCGAAGAAAAAGAGTTCGAACTTCAGTGGAAGGAATCTACTCCATTCCATCTTCCTTCTCAAATGATCGAAGATGGAGAGTTCATCAGACCAAAGTATGAACCACAGCATCCACTAGAATTGGAAGTAAAGAAGTATATTAAAGATAAGAGCGAAATCCAAAAGGGTGACGTTCTTATGGGTTTATGCGAAGAAGATATTCGTGCCATGCAATTAATCCAACACGAAACAACGTTTATAAATTGTTTTAATTTCTTTAATATCTCTGTTATCAGAATGAAGAGGGATGTCTTTGATACTCTTAAGTCTGGTCTAAAAAGGTATATTGAATTTACTGAAAAAGAATTACATGATGGTATTAATTACCAGGGTGAAATTAGATCACACTCTAAAGATTATCAGGGTGTGATGAATGATGACGGAACTATTACTCATAATAAAGTAAAGAATCCGATGACTCAAGCGAAGATTGACAATGCGTTGATCTTCATGCAGAAGATGGCAATTCTAGTTATTGAAAGAGAGTTTGAACTTCGTTTTAAGAACTTCAAAAACTGCCATGATGTAGAGCAAGAGTCTTGGGCATATCAAGTTCCTGAGGCAAAATCACTTCTCATAAATCCAGAAGCATCTACACCATTCTTAAATATCCTAGCAATTACCAGAGGTATTGACAAGACGGTTCTTGCGAAAAAGATCATTAAGAACCATGATAAATATATCTTAGAATACGCCGCATTGCTCGGTAAGTATCACGCTATCAAATCTCAATTTAAACATTGTGATAACATGTGGGATATGAACATCCTCTATGAGGATTACTTGAACGTTGGTATGCCTTTCGCTCAAGCAGAGAAAATGGGGCGTTGTGATGAAAACTACATTCGAATTGGAGATGATGTAAGGTATGGAACCTTTGGATTCTAATGACAAACAAGGTATTCTTGCTAGAAGAGAAGATCTGTCTTTAGTAACAAAAGAAGATGTAACTGATGAACAAATTATTGATGCTGCTGTTCATTTACAGCAGGGTCAAACTCGTTATCAAAATAATACTTTTGTTGTTGGGTCTCAAATTACCCCATACAAAAAAGTTCAACAAGCTCTTCTGGAGTTAGAAACAAGACAGCACGGTTTTACCGAGTTACAGTATAAGCAAAGACTTTGCACCAATAATAGAAAGAAAATCGAACGTTCTCTTAAATTTGAACAAGAAAGAGAAATTCCAGATGAACTAGAAATTGAAAGATTAGAAATTGAGCTTGAGAAAGCTCAATATGATGAGAGAATTTACGAAAGAAAGTTTATAACTTATGATAGAGAAATTCGTGAATTCTGTGACATGGTTCGTGAGCATATGGAAGATGGAAAATCTGTTGAGCACTACCGTGTAACAAACGAGGTAGAGGACCGCAAGTATTGGATTAGTCGCATGGCGAAACAAGCAGCGGTTGATGTCCATGCTATTGGTCGCCTTGGTAGTGGAAACTTAGACGCGATTCTTAACATGCCTAAAGATGATCAGCTGATGACCATCAAAGGTGCTGTAGAACATGCTACACTATTGACTGCTGGTGTTGAAAGAATGCAACAGCAACTCCTTCCAGAAGTGAGAACCATCATGGAGCAGGAGTATGATAAACTAAACTTGCCTAAACTTTTAGGACAAGAACTCGCAAATGAACCTATGATGTTACCTGATGATATTCAAAACAATGAACAAATCCCAACCAAACTCCGTATTCAGTCTTCCCGTAAACCCGAAGCTTGACAAAATCTTTGTTGATTCAGTATTAATTCCTTGGTTAACAAAATACAAACCATACATTAGGGATTTGTATTTCACCTGTAGAATGCCACCATTTAATCAAGACGCCATGGGTGATGTATTTAATGGTGATACACGTCAGCTAGTTTTCAATTCTGTTGTTATTGCTAGAGAAACAGAGATTCCTCTTTCTGCTACATTCAATAACATCTATGTGAGACCAGATCAAGAAAATTTAGATCTGTTTATTCACAATTTCCGTCCTCTGTATGAGATGGGAGTTAAGATTGCTACTATCCCACACACTAGTTGGGTTGCTACTGGATTGATTCAAGATCAGTTCCCAGAATTGTTTATCAAAAACACTATTCTTAGGAACGTATCTAAAGCAAATGAGATTGTATCTCTTGCTAAAGCTGGTTTTAACTATATTAATCTTGATAGAGATTTGATGCGAGACCGTGATGCTATTCTTAGAATCAAAGAAGCAAAAGAATACTGTGCTTCAATTGGCAAACCAGTAGAACTATCTCTCCTTGCTAATGAAGGATGTTGGGGTGGTTGTTCTATGATGGACGAGCATTACCATTTTAATAACACTAGAAATGGTGATACTCCCCAGTATTTTATGGATCCTATTAGTTCTAACTCATGTTCTAAGTGGGACATTGAGGATAACTCTTCTGCTCTAAAAGCAGCAAACCTCCCACCATGGCGTGAAGATTGGATAGAGTTCCTTGATTTGGGTATAGATGTTTTCAAGATGCATGGCAGAGAAAATGCTATGAGATTGAAAGAATCTATGGATATCGTTGAGCGTTGGGTCAAAGAAGAAGAACTTCTATTTCCAGAGTTTGATGAATATATGGAAGACCTGAAAGTCGAGGATACTCTTGCTGGGATTGTAACTACTGCGAAGCAGTTGTTGATTCACATCTCAAGAAGAAAGGAGAAGATCCTGGCGTTGAAGAATATACACGAAGAACTCTTGATGCTATTGATAATGCTATTCTCCGCAAGTCAAACTTTGTTGAAGAACGTTATGCTGCTAGAGGTCTCAGTTCTCCAAGAGTAAGGCACCTATTGAACAACCTATGTTCTCATGAAGATGCTGTTTATCTAGAGATGGGGACATACATGGGAAGCACTTTCTTTGCTGCCATGATGGGCAATGCCATTCCTTGTTTTGGAATTGATGACTTCTCAGATCCAGAATGCAAACCAATGACAAATAATTTTCATTGGACAGAATGTGGCAATTCTTTCGAAGAATTCAAAGTGAATTTCGAGAAGTATGAAAATGATCAAACTACTTTTATCGGATCTAAAATTACTGATTTAGTAGAAGAAGATTTTGAAGGTAAGAAACCAAACGTTGTTTTCTATGATGCTGATCATGATTACGTCGAACAGTTAAATAACCTCAATCACATCACTCCATTCTTGGCAGATAAGTTTATTCTCGTATTAGACGATGCTAACTTTGATGGTGTAATTGATTCTGCTATTCAGTATATCAAAGAAAACAAATTTGACGTTTGGTTTGAAAGGAAGATCCTAAGTGGTATTCCCGAAAATCCACATCACTGGTGGAATGGTCTCTATGTTATGGTTCTAGAAAAAACAAATGAAAGTCAAGTCCCAGATCATTGATCTCTTTACAATTCCAGTTGGATTATACAGGTATCCATTCCATGAAGAATGGAAGAAAGTTGTCTATGGAATTATAAACAAATACGCAGACACTAAGTTCGAGATGCCATCTGATAAAGGTGGCATCCAACACTTTTTCAATTCATCAAACCAAGATGTATTTCGTGATGTAAAAGAACCAGAGTTTCAAGAAGCTCTTAGAGACTTTGAATCATTTACAAAAATGTGTCTCAACACATTTTATAATAATACATTTGGCGAAACAGAATACAATGAGATGTTGATTACTAATAGTTGGATTAATATATCACGGAATGAAAACTGGTTAGAACCTCACTTTCATGGTAATTGTATTCTGGCAGGTAATTATTTGATAAACTTCAAGGAAGATCACACCCCACTATCTTTTTGCAATCCATTTAAAGGAACTGGATCTTATCCAGGATTTTCTATAGAGACAAAATCATATACTCCATATACAGTTCCAACTACAGCAGTTGATGCTAAAGAGGGAGACTTAATTATTTGGCAAGCAGGTCTCTATCATGGGTTTGACAAGATTACAAATTCTCCAAAAGATGATAGAATTACATTGGCAATGAACGCATGTCCAGATATTATTTCTACTGGACCATATAAAATTAAAGTTGGAATATACGATGAAAGTAATTAACCCCCAGTTGTTTGATGTGAATCATCCCTCTCATTGGGAAGTGGAAGAGAAGCACATTGGCAAACTGAAAAACAGACTAGTGATTATAAAAAACTGGTTTGTGAATCCACAAGAACTGAAATTGTTTGCTCAATCAGTTGATTATGTGGATACATTAGAAGGTCAGGTTACAAACCTTCCTGGTTACCTCCATTTAATTGGAAACTACAAGAAAACATTGTATTCCCCAATACAATATGCTTGTAAACAGTTTTTCAACTCAAGCGCAGAAATGATGAGGTATCCTGAAGAGACTAAGTTTTCTTTTCAGTTGTATGACGTGTCACAGAAAGTACGATTTATGAGTCTTTATCCTCATTCAGACTATACACGATATGCATCTGTGCTTTCATTTAACGAAAATGATGATTACAGTAGTGAAACTTTAAATGGTACAGCATTCTGGAGATACAAAGAAACAGGGGAAGAGTATGTAACTTCAGAAAGAAATTACAGAACCGAAAGAATTTCTAATAAGGTTAACTCTAAGACTCTATTCAACCCAGCAAATGTTAAATTGAAAGAATGGGAAAGATATCACATCGAACCACATAGTTTCAATAGTATCATTTTCTATGAAGGAGCACTATGGCATAGTCCTTATTTTGATATGGAAGGTTGGAACACAAACAGGTTGACATTTAACGCATTTATTAGATAATAAATAAACATACACAACATTCACTGTGATAACTATGGATCCCGCAGCACTAAAGAAAAACTTCGAAGAGCAAATTGCTACAACTGTAAAGCAAATTACAGAACTAGAAGAGAACCTGAAAAAAGCAAGAGAATATAAAATCAAACTGGAGGGTGGTCTAGAAACTCTCGGACTTCTAGAGAGTGATGCAGACTCAGACGTTCCAGCAGAAGCACCCGCTGAATAAATACTAAATCCCTTCTTCCTAAATAGGTAAGAAGGGATTTTTTGTGTGTAATGGCATCTCCAAGTTCAAGAGCTGATCTTATCACATACTGTAAGAGGCAGCTTGGTGAGCCTGTCCTCCAAGTTAATATTGACGACGAGCAGGTCAATAACGTTATTGATGATACCATCCAGTTCTTTCAAGAGAATTGCTACAATGGTATGGAGAGAGCATATCTAAGACACGAAATTACTGCTGACGATAAAACACGTTTCGATGGTGAAATTACTACATCATCAGGAACAACACAGTGGGAAGAAGCAACTAATTATATTCCCATTCCAGATCATGTAGTTGGTGTTACTAAAGTATTTGGACTAGTCAGCAACTCAATCCGTTCCAACCTATTTGGTGTTGAGTATCAGTTGTTCTTGAACGACTTGTATGCGTTTGGATCACTCGATATTCTCAACTATTATATGAACAAACAGTATCTAGAAACTCTAGATATGATTCTAAACAATGGTTCATTCCAGCAGTTTAGATATACTATGCGTCGTGATCGTTTGTATCTTGATATCAATAAAGCATTCCTTAAAGAGGATACATATCTTCTAATTGAAGCACATCGCCTTATTGATCCAACAGATGCGACTGAAATGTATAATGATATGTTTGTTAAGAAATATGCTACTGCTCTCATGAAGAAGCAGTGGGGTATGAATCTAATCAAGTATAACAACGTCCAGTTACCTGGCGGTGTTACTCTTAATGGTAGAGAAATCTACACAGACGCATTAGCAGAAATTGAGAAAATCGAAAGCGAAGTTCTCAGTAAGTATGCAATTCCACCAATGGATATGATCGGATAAGATGCCTACCAGTCCCTACTTTCCAACTTACTACGCAGGTCACAGTGGCGAGCAAAATCTCGTACAGGATCTTGTGGATGAGCAAATCAAACTGTTTGGTTCAGACATATACTATATCCCTAGAGTAGTTCTACAAGACAGCACTTTGGATGAAGTTAGATTCTCCAAGTATCAGGAGCAGTTTCAAATTGAAATGCTTCTACAGAACGTCATGGGATTTGGTGATAATTCAGAGTTCATCAGTAAATTTGGTTTAAGAATTACAGATGAAATTTTATTCCGTGTCTCTACCAGGCGTTGGGATCAAGAAGTAGCAGAGCATAATCCCAATCTCACTGTTGATAGCAGACCAAATGAAGGAGACTTACTATACTTCCCCTTAACAAAAGATATTTACGAAATTAAATTTGTTGGTAAGGAAGAACCATTCTTCCAGTTTGGTAAGATCCAATTCTACGCTATTACCGCTGAAATCTATGAGGTTGGTCAGGACAACTTTGATACAGGAGTTGCTGAGATTGATGATATTGAACAACTCTTCGATCCTGCTATCAAACTTTTCATGGATCCTGGTGGATCTGGAGACTTCCAAGTTGGCGAAGAGGTTGTTGGTGATGAGTTCTTAGCAAAAGCAACAGCAACTATCACAGGAGATGCTGTAACAGGTATTACAATCACAGACGGTGGATCGCACTATAAGGTTGCCACACCACCATCAGTCACCATTACAGGAGATGGAACTGGGGCAACTGCAACCGCTACGGTTAGTAGCACAGGCATTGTTAATGGCATTACTATTACTAGCGGTGGGTCAGGTTATACTACTGCACCTACTGTCGTCATTGATTACTCACCAAAAGACAACAGAGCAGAAGTCAAGTCTTGGGATAGTACAACTAGAGCTCTCCAAGTCATCAATAGAACAGGAACCTTCACTACTGATGAAGTAATTACTGGTCTAACTTCAGGTGCTAAGTGGAGTCCTGAGACATTTGATACTCTAAATAATACGAACAGCACCTACGATCAAAATAGACAGATCGAAGATGACGCTGACAATATTATAGATTGGACGGAAGGTAATCCGTTCGGTGAATATGGTAATCAGACAGGTAGCTTCTAATGTTAGGATCACATTTTTATAATCAAATTGTTCGCAAAAACATCATTGCGTTTGGTACGCTCTTCAATAATATTACAATGAAGAGCACTGATCCTACCTCAGGAGAAGTGTTAGAAGAACAGAAGGTTCCTCTCAATTATGGACCCAAGCAAAAGTTTCTTGTTCGTTTAGCGGAGAATGCTGCTTCGAGTAAAGTAGCAATTACATTACCACGTATTTATTTTGAATTAACAGGAATTGATTACGATCCTACTCGTAAGACATCACCAATTCAAAAATATAAAACGATCATTGATGGTAATGGCGATGAAGTCCGAGTTCAGTATGTTCCTGTTCCTTATAATCTAAGTTTTGAACTAGGAGTTATTGCTAAATCTCAGGATGATGCACTGCAAATTGTGGAACAAATTTTGCCATACTTCCAACCATCATTCTCAGTGACTCTCAACATGATTCCAGACATGAATGAGAAAAAAGATATTGCTATTATTCTTAATAATATTAGTGGAGAAGATGAGTGGGATGATAGTTTTCTGAATCGTAGATATATTGCTTATACTTTAAACTTCACCATGAAGTCATATCTATATGGTCCTTACAATACCGCAGATGTAATCAAGAAAGCAATTATTCATGAAACGCTTGGAGATCTTTCTGTTAATCGCAGAACGATTACAAGAACTTATACACCCAAAGCAACGACAGATATCAATACGGATGGTGTCATTGATGTTGCTGACGATGCACTTCTAGATGCTGGCGATGACTTTGGATTTAATGAAGGAATTACTTACTTATGAGCATGGAAGAAAACATGGAGGAAATCCTCAATATTGAAGTTGAACCTATTGAGGAAAGCACGCCCTCTAAACCAAAACCACCAGAGGTCGATAGAGACGACCGTGAGAAGGATTACCAATATACCAGGGGTGAGTTATACAGTCTCATAGACAAGGGTCAGGAGGCGGTCAATGGTGCCTTAGAGGTCGCTCAGGAGTCAGGGCACCCAAGAGCATATGAAGTCGCTGTAGCGGCAATGAAGCACGTTGCAGACATGACTGAGAAACTACAGGATCTCCATAAGAAGATGAAGGATCTTGACGAGGAAAAGAAAGGTCCATCCAAAGTTACCAACAATGCTATGTTTGTTGGTAGCACTGCGGAACTTCAGAAGATGCTGAAGCAGATGGGTGGTGGAAAACGATAAATAATAAAAAAGTGTGGGAACATGGCGATCAAACCATTAGCAGAAGCTGTTGATTTAGCAACACCATCAGATGTAGGTGCTGCTAGTATTGTATCAGTAATTAATACGAACAATACCGCTATCAGACTTTTAGTAGCAGAAGCAACTGCTGCTACGGTTTGGGTTGCTGCTGGGGAGAGAGTTTCTATTGAGAAGACACCCGCCGTTGTTATTTCTGCTGATGATGGAGCTACACCAACTCCAACAGCAGTTACAGCAGCAACTGTATTCGCAAGTAAAATCGCATACGGAAACTAATGGCACAGTGGAACAAGCAGGACCAAGCATATAGGGTTCAGGACACAACAAACTTTGAGGTAGTGATGATTGCCGATGAAGACGGCAACCCTGGGCAACTTTAGATACTGCTGCTACTACGCTCACTACAAATGCTGCTGCTCTAAACAATGGAGCAGAAGTTACCATTCAAGGTCTCAACGAAAACTGGGAACTAACTACAGAAGTTCTTACACTTGACGGCACAGCACAAACGACACAGAATTCTTACAAGCGTGTATTCAGAGCATTCTGTTCTGGATCACAAGCATTAGGTGCTGACTTTACTTTATCAAAGGGTCCTACTGTAGTTCTAAAAATTCAGATTGCTCATCAGCAAACTTTGATGTCTGTTTATACTATTCCTGCTGGTAAATCTGGATATCTATTCAATCTAAATGTATCCACTCTAAAGAATGAAGAGATTACTGTGAGGGTTTCATTTAGACAAGAAGGCAAAGTGTTTAGGACACAGCACATTGTTCAAGTTGCTGGTGTGAATTACGATCATACATTTACAGTTCCATTGTATATACCAGAGAAAACTGATATTCAGTTAGAAGCAAAGGCAGGATCTTCTGGTGTTGATGCCTTCGCTCATTTTGATATGATCATTGTAGATAACTAAATAATCTTGTAAACCCTCGTCGGTTATCATGAGAGATTATAAAGAACTAAAAGAACTCTGTGAAGCAAAGCGTGGTCTCTACGACAATATCCACGCTAAACGAAAGAGAGGAGAAGCACCTGCGCGTCCTGGTAGTAAGGACTACCCCGCGAAGGATGCTTTCAAAAAGGCGGCGAGGACTGCCAAGGAAAGTTTTGAACTCACATCAGAAGCAGCCTGGACTAGAAAAGAAGGCAAGAAAAAGTCTGGAGGTCTTAATGAGAAGGGACGTAAATCTTACGAGAGAGAAAATCCTGGAAGCGACCTTAAAGCACCAAGCAAGAAGGTTGGAAATCCCCGTCGCGCATCATTCTGCGCTAGAATGAAGGGCATGAAAAAGAAACTAACTTCCAAGAAAACTGCCAGCGATCCTGATAGCAGGATCAACAAATCACTACGTGCGTGGAATTGCTGACATACATGTGAAAATATTGTTAAGAATGCGAATTCTTACCTAGTGAACCTATAATTAGTAATGAGTTTTGATATGAAAATGCGTCTAAACGACACTGATATCTCACGACTAGTCGCTGCTTGTTTGCTCTATCAAGAGCGGACGGGTTCAGAGTACATGTGGGAACAATACGATGACTTGATTAATAAGCTCAATGCTTATCAAGATAACTATTCGGCAGATGAAAATCCTATTCGCGTTTCTAGCAACACTATTCCTGGCAAGCCCTGCTTGGGCGGTTGATGTAATGATGGGTGCCAATGGCAACCTCGTTTTTGAACCAGCAGAAGTAACTATTGCTGCAGGAGAATCGGTCCATTTTGTAAACAACATGCTGCCACCACACAATGTGGTTGTAGAAGATCATCCTGAGATTTCTCATGAAGGTCTTGCAATGATGCCAGGTGAAGAGTTTGATGTAACTTTTCCAGAGGCAGGTGACTACACTTACTGGTGTGGTCCTCACAAAGGTGCAGGCATGATCGGTACGGTACATGTAGAATGAAACACTTCAACACTGTTGTTTTAGACATCACTGTTGCAATACTAGACTTCCTTTATCAAGGTAGAGATTATCCACGTTTCTGGGTGCTTGAGGAAATTGCTCGGGCACCCTATTTTGCTTTTTTGAGTGTATTGCATTTCAGAGAAAGCATGGGACTACGTGGTCCCGAACATCTTTATCTGATGAAAGAACACTTCTATCAGAGCGTCAATGAAACAGAACATCTGGAGTATATGGAGAGCAGGGGCGGTAATGATTATTTTATTGATCGCTTTGTCGCCAAACACCTCGTCCTTATCTATTAT